GGTTAATCCTCGATTCCAATGGGAAAAAGCAGTAGCTTCTTCTCCTACTATTTGACCGTTTGCCGTTGCCCCTACTGTTAACATAGTAGATAATTCTGGAGTTATTTTAGTATTAACAGAAAATTCTTTAACAAAATTAGATTGATTGGTTTCGGTATTAAAACCAAATATTTCTAAAGGTTCTGAAGGGGAAGAATCAGGGGCAAAGAATAGTTTTTTATTTGGTATATTATTTTGGTCAATTATTTTAAGAGTATTTGTATTTTCATATAATATTGCTTCTAGATTACTAATCCCTCCAAAAGCACCATTTATGCCTTCTAAAATACTTTCAATAAATTCGTAAAATTTTAAATCATGTTTTTCGGTTATTGATCTTTTTAATATTTTATTTATAAAATCAAAATTTAAATATATGTTCATTATTCTACCATGGGGAGAAGGTGTTGAAGAATAAAAAGAATCCATTTTATCCCCAAAAAAGTTTTTTGTATCTAAAGGAACATCAAAATAATTAGTTTTTACAATACAAATTCTTGGGTCTATAGAAAATTGATTAATATTAATACTCATTATATTTCTTTCAACCCCTGTATCTATTTTAAATATAGGGAAAGGTTTAATTCCCTCATTTTCAATATTTAATAAGATTTTTTCTTCTAAAAACTCTAAAAAAGTTCCCAATTTAATATAATGGCCCAGAATTATACCTTCCCCTTTTTCGTGAATATCTTGACTTCTTGTTTTAATAACAACTTTTGTAGTTTCCTTAGATAATATTATTAATGGGTAACTTTTACCACCATTATCCTCGGGAAAATTAGATTTTTTAAATTCTAATCCTTTAATATCAACAAAATCTTTTTTAATAATACCCAGATGGAACGTAAACCATTGAGTATAAAAATTTTCAGGGTTTGATTCTAAATATAATAGCCAATTTGAAATATCATTATTATTTTCCTCGTCATTTTCTGTTTCGGGAGAAATAGGGTCACTTAAAATATTTATTTTTAAAGATTCAATAACATCTCCAATGCTTACTAAATTTAAAGTTATATCATAAGAACCATCAGTATTAAAATTCCAATCAAAATTTATAACTCTACCAATAAAACCCCCATAATTTCCTTTATATGTACTCCTTAAATTTTCTAATTTTTCTAAAACACTATAAAAATTTTGACCTGTTGTTGAAAACCACTCATTTTCAATAAAAGTGTTTCCCATATCTTCATATATAATTTTCCCATCAAATTGAGATTGGGCTGGGTATTTTGATTCCCCCCATTCTAAAATCATAGTAAAACCTAACCTTATATATAAAAGTTCTATTAACTCAAATTGAAATCTATTATGAGCTCTAATTCTAACGGTTGCTTTTCTAATAGAACCTCTATTTAAATGTTCTACATTTAAAGAAGTAATACCGGGCATAGGGTTAATTCCAAATTCCTTCCCTCCTAAACCATAAGCTGCCCCTTCATTCCATATTTCGTTTGATTTAGTTATTCCTTTTCTTATTATATTATTATTATCTAAAAAGGAATTATCAATAGGGGTTTTGGTTATAGATTTTGGTAAAGGGAAGAATTTAGTATTTCCTCCACTTCCATCCAATCCTCCAAAAGATGGATCAACGGGGGGATAGGTAAGTGTTTGAGTAGTTGGTGTCCCCGTTTTAGAAAGGAAATTTTCTAGTATTAAACCTCCAAATAATATGGATTTTTCGGCTAATAAAGTTCCTACAAATTGGTCAGTTGCTAATCCTATTTTTCTTAATTTATCTTCCCCTGAATAATAAATATCATTATCTATTTTATTTGTAACATTATGTAATTGAATTGCAGAATATGAATGGAGTTGATTAGAATTTAAATCATTAATTGAACCTGTAGGAGATGAAATAGGGTTAATAGAAACGGATGATGCCATTTTTATCCATGCACTATTCCCATTAATATATTGTAAATCTTCTGATGTTAGTAAAGTAGAACCTTCACCTCTCCCATATATTTCTTGCCTTAGAGAAATTTGTTCCTTTACATAATCATCAAAAGGTTCTCCTATAATATTTCCGTCTTTCATAACTATGGGTTTATTTTTTCAAAATCACTTAGGATTTTTGCAACATTAGTAGGTATTCTAATTTGTATTCCTATGGGAGGAGTATAGGAATTTTGTTCTAAATTTGGGTTAGATATTGAAATTATCCACCATAAAGAAGAATCATTAAAATATTGTTCTGCTAAAATATCGAATCTATCTCCTTGTGTTGTATAAAGATATATATCATCAGGAGATAGAGGAACAGGAGGATATTTAACACCTACATAATGTCTTTTACCTTTATTATCTCTATTAATTTTTATATTTTGATATCTTTTCATTTAATATTTTCATTTATGCTGCTGAGGTTCCTTGAGATTGTTCTAATTCTGTTGGAGAAGTAGAATTAAAAACACTATCAGAATTTCCAAAAGGTTTTGGATGTTTTGAACCTAAAGCTTCTAGGTTTTTATAGGTCTGGGTTCTTGAAATTTCTCCTCCATAATGGCTTTTTCCACTTTCATTTGAAAGAGCTATATATTGTTCAGGACCATCATTTTCTTTTTGTATTGCAGGTACAAAACTATGAATTGGAATAAATTCAAATCCTGTTACCTTTATTATATGAGGTAATTCCTTTACTTTTATATCTGTTGGTATTTCTTGATTTTTTACAAATGTTTCTTGATCTGGTAAAGGTAATGCTATCTCCCAAGGAGATTCTTCTGGAATTGTATAAGTAATTGATTTTAATATTCCTGTTTGTTCATAAAGATAACCTCCAATTGTTAAACTAATTAAATTTCCTCTCATATATCCCCATTTTGAATAATCTGGTGCAAGTGATGATGCTAAATAATTTAATTTTTTATACATAGGAATTAATTCCTCTTTGGATTGTGCTACTACTGTCCAAGATAAAGATATTGATCTATCAAATCCTTTATATCTATAAAAATTTTCTCCTCTACCCATATATTTTTCACCATTCCACTCTGAAGTGTAACTATCAGAAAAAGAATCTATAAATGCTCTAAAATGGATATAAGTTTTTTTTAAAGGATTGTCATTATCAATTACACCTATTCTAAATTTAACTAAATCATTTTTTACAGTATTACTTATAACATTATCTGATTTGTATAAAGGTAAAGCATTTAATTTATCTAATGCTTCTCCTAATCCATCTTGATAATTTATGACATTTTTATCTCTTCTTCCAGGATCGCCTAAATTAACTCTTTTTTCTATTCTTTTAGTAGGATCAGTATAATCTATGGTTTTGGATAAAATATTTTGGTTTGGTGATTTTTCATTAAGTTTATATTTTTCTATTAATATTTTTCTAAAGTCTTTACCTATTAATATTCCTTCTTTTTTGGGGTATTCACCTGCATTTAAAGTATAATAATTATCTTTTGGGTATAGGGGTGATCCTAGTTTGTTTGATCCTTTTTTTAAAGTTTCAGGGGAATATCTTTTTATAGCTGTTTGTCCTACTCCTAAAATCGAACCAGGTCCTCCTCCATATCTTAATATTTCTTGTTTATAACGAGATACCCCACTAGGACTTTTAAATAATGCATTAGTAATATCTTTAATTTTATTTGTAAATGGATTTACCTTACTAAAAAAGTTTCCATCAAATTCATCATTATTAGATATTTTATAAATTTTGGAATCTACTAATTGAATTAATCTATTACTTTTAATATCTCCATCTCCCCTTATTTCTTTAAGATTTTTAACATACGCAGGTATTCCTAAAGGATTAAAACCTAAAACACCATCTAATACATGGTTTCCGGTTTTTGTTTGTAAGGTTTGGGTATTAATAAATGGGTTAACTCCCATTTTATTTAAATGCCCTCCAAAAGGATTAACTGCTATTTGTGCTAATGTTGAGGTTGGAAGATAAATTCCTTCATTTATAAAACCACTTGCTTGTGTTTTAACTCCAATTCTAGATAATAAATTTTGTTTTAAACTAAATCTAATTCCTTCTTGACTTCCTAATAAAAATTGTGATAAACGAGACACATCTTTCCCTACTCTTTCAAGAGTATTTGCTCTTAATAAAAAATCAGTCCCCCCAGTATTTCCAGGTTCTTGGTTTATAGAAGATTTTACATAAGGTTGTTTACTAGACCCCCCACCTCTTCTATCTCTTCCAAATTTTAGAGATTTTAAATCTGTTTTAATATTAATTAAGGGCATATTTAAGTATTAAGTAGGTAAATTATCTAAATATTGTGGGGGTGTTAACGTATTTAAATCCAATATTGAAGGTGTTGGTAAATTACTTAACTTAGGAATGCCATTAATAGAATAAGTATCATGTTTTTTGGAATTTGATGATACTGATGGTGTTGGAGTTAATCCATTATAAGCGGATAAAATTGAACCGTTCTGTTGGAATTTTTTTAAAATTGACATAATTATTTGTTTTATTATAAATATTATATTATTGAACTTGATATGTTCCCATTGAAAAAGCAGTACCTGCTTTAACAGAATCTATTTGTACTATTCCTGATTTTTCTAATATTTGTTTTAATAAATCATTTGTTTTTTGAAATTCTTTTTTATTATCAGGAACTTTAATAGGTTCTTGGGGTGGTTCTTGAATAATTTGTGGTTGGGAAGCAATATTATTAATTATACCATTTTCTAAATTATTAAAGATAGGTTCGATTCTGTTAATTTCTGAGGTTGGGTCTTTTATGGTTGGTTCTATTTTATTAGCTCCAAGATTTGTTCCTGCGATTATTGTATCTTTATTGTTTAATGAAATTGTTCCTTCAGGGGTAGATAAAACTCTTGAACCATAACCAGGAGATATTATATCATCACCAATATTAAAGGAAGAAGCTTTTGATATCATTGCAAACATGGCAGCAACACCTGCAATTGCGGCTGCTATACCTACAACAGGAATTTTACCTTGTCCACTAAATATATTTGAAACAGCTAAGGCCATTGATTTTGCTAAAAGTAACCCCTGTTTAGCTAATATTATACCTTGATAGGCTGCTATTCCAACCATTATCCCTCCTATAGAAGTTAAAAGTGTTTTAGATTGGGAAATATAACCTACAAAAGTAGCAAAACCCTCAATTATAGGTGTAAATATAATTCCTATATCTCCTATAATCCCTTTAATTTTTTCTAATGAAGAAGAAAATTTTTCACTTGCTGATTGGGCTTGTAAAGATTCATAAGTAGCTTTACCATAAGTATCAATAAAGTCCTCAGCTAACATATTATTTAAATCTTGGTGTAAAACCATTTTAGCTAATTGGTCTCTACTTATACCAATTGCCTTTGCTGCTGCTTCTTGTTGTATTCTATTACCTTTTGAAAAGGCTAATCTTAATTCTTCTTGATTTGTTAATTCTTTTGCTAAACCTGTTAAATCATTATTTAATGCTAATAACCTTGCTCTTTCTAAATTTAAATTCACCCCTAATAATAATTCTGCCTCTAATTCGTTTACAATAGAAGATTCAAAATCTAATAAACTATCTGCTATTTTATCTACTTCTGATAAATTTAAACCTAATATTTTGGCTTGTGCCGCTGCTTCTGCTAATTTTTCAGGACTTTTACCTAATGAAACTTGTATTGATTCACTAATATCTCCTATTTCTTTTAGAATATTTTTAACATTAATGCCTACTTTATGTTGATTTGAAACTTCATTAACAGTTTCAATAGTTGATTTTAATGTATCTTCAGTATGTTTACCTTGTATTCTTGAAAGTAAGGTTAATGTTTTTGATTGTTCCGCAGATAATCCTATTTGTTTAGATAAAGTAGTATATGTTATTAATGTTTCACTCCCAAAACCTGCAATTAACCCTGTTTGTTCAGATAATTCTATAAAAGATTCATTTAATTTTTTGGATGTAATAAAAAGTTTATTAGAATCTATAGCGGATATTGCTAAGCCAGATTGAAGTTTTCGACTATAGTTGGAAGATAATCCTAATTGTTTTTGAAATTTTACTATATTATTACTAGCATCAAAAGTTCCTTTTACTATTAAAGCAAAAATTGATTGATTTAAAAGTAATAAAGCATGTTGTTTGGTTATCTCCCCTGATATTATTTTTGCTGATAAACCAGTCTTATCATACCTACTAAGAACCCCCATTAGTAGTTCTTTAGTTAATCCTAATAACCCAACACTAGAACCTAAAGTTTTATTATATTCTTGTATAGCATCTAAATTATCTAATTGAGTATTATAACTTTCAAGTAAATGTACTAATTTTTCTCCTTCTAAAGTTATTCCTTCTTTTTGGAGGCCTTGCAGTTTATTAAGAACAATTTCCCTATTAGTTTCTATTTTAACTATTTCATCTACTACTCTTTTACTAATATTGGCACCTTTATTAGCTTCATTTAAAAGTTTAATTTGAGTATTAATAGAACGGTTGGAAGAATTTATTGCTTTTGTTAAATCACGGGAAAAAGTTTGAACAACACCCTTCTTAAGAATGTCATTAGACTTACTTAATTGTTCATTAATGTCATTTTTTATATGAACTGAAATTGAAGTTAATTCATTATCAATATTCCCAAACTGTTCTTTTATTTCTTTAAGTTGGGCAAGACTATTAGTAAAATCAAAGTTTGATTTATTATCTTCTTTTTTTGCCATTAAATTTTATTATAAATATTATTATTTATAACCTGTTTTACCGGTAAAATTTGGTATTTTTACTTTACCATCTGAATCAATAAGGGTTTTGTCTTTTGTATTATTAATTTGTGAATTTTTTTTATCGTAATGGTCTTTAATTTGATGGTAAGTATATTTTCTTAACCAAGTAGGCATAGTATATATAGTTTCCCAACTATAACCTCCTTGCCCATGAAATACTATTTCATGGATTTGAGTAAATAAATTTTTACGATATTGAGGGGCGGTCTTAAATGTCAGGCCAAAAAAAGTTGAGCCCAATTGGGACTTCTATTTCACCTCCATCTTGGGTAACAAAGGTTAAATCTACATCAGGAGAAATTTTAGTAATATATTTTCTAAAAGCTCTAATATCTTGAACTAAAAAATAATTATTAATAAATTCTCTTATAATTTTTTGTGAATCATTTCCATTTATTGATGTTATACTATGTGCTAATCTTGTAGTTGAGATTTTTGATACATTTTTCCCTAATTTTTTTAATCCTTTAAACTCATTATTAATTTTTATCTCATCACCTTGAGTTAGGAGTTTAAAAGTTAATTCTGTTCCACTTTGAGGAAGTATAAATTTAAATGAATTAACCCCTTTTTCATATAATTTTTTCTTAAAGGGTTTATTTTCAATAGTAGTTAAATCCACTGTTTCTTTTTCACCCCCATATTCAAATTCATAATTTTTTCCATAACCTAATATACGAGAAGCAATAGTCAAGGCATTTTTATCACCAATTAATAAATCATTATAATTTATTTTAGTAACAATTAATGATTGAAGTAATTTATCTATAACAGTTCCGTTTTCTATATAAGATTGATTAGTTAAAATATCTTCCTGCTCTGCAGTCATATATTTCATTTCAATTTTTCCTTCTGATAAGGGATTGTTTTCGGGATATAAGTAACCTTGAGAGGGTAAATCTACAATTTCTGTAGGTAATTTAAAATCTGACATAATCTATTTGTTTAATAACTTGATTTATAATAAATATTAACATACAAAAAAGATTTGACAAAGCCAAATCTTCTTATAAAGTATGTAGTATTTTATTAGGAAATTGTAAGTCTAAAAATATTAGGATATTCTTTTGGTAAATTAAGTAGAGTTCTATTTAACGCCCCTCCTGTCATATCATAAAGAAGGGAATATATTCCATCATGATCATATGTTTCTACCCATTCATCGTCTTCAAATTCTTCTTTATTTAAAGCAAACTCCCCACTATCATCATCATAATAAACAATATCAGGGATTATTTCTATTACACCTCTTATATCATCTTCAAAACTTTCTGAAATTTTTTCATTAATTCTACCTTCTGAAAGGTATCCTTCTTCTTTTGCTAAATCGTATATATCTTCATAAACTTCAGCTAAAGCCATATCGAAGTCAGTATGGAAAATATTTTCTACTTGTTTAATAACTCTTAGTATTAACTTTCTTATTATGTCCTGTTCTTCATGGATTTTACCTTCACTAATATATTTTTTTAAATTAAAATTTTTCATGTAGATTATATATTAGAAATTTAATATACAATAATCAGGTTGAACTGTAAGTTTAATTTCTACTGCGGCATCTTCAGTATCATAACTAAACTCACCAAAATCTAATTCTGTTATTAAAGCTCCTTTAATAATCCATTCAGAAACTATATCACCAGCTGGTCCTATCACATTGAAAGTTATATCTTTTTTATAAAAATCAGAATACCCATCTCTACCCGTTACAGATTCATGGTGTAATCTTAACCATTCCATTACTGCTTGATGTCCTGAAGGAGTTATAGGGCTAAATAATGTAAATGCAATTGGATTCCATTTAGTTTTTCCTTTAACAAATCTTTGAACATTTATATGGTTTAAAACTACTGGACCATTTGTTAATGTTACAGCTCCCACTCCTTTAACCATAAATGAAGGAATCCCATCCATATATAATACAAACCTATTCGGTTGAATAGGTTCAAAAGCTGTGAAAAAGATTTCATTGGGGGATAATATTGCCATTTTATTTATTTTGTTTTAATTTTATTATAAATATTTGAATTATTAATTTTTATACAGGAAATGTTGCTCCTGTTGGTGTAATGTTAAAGTCTAAAATTATAAATTCAACGGTTCTTGTAGGTTGAATAAATATTTGTCCTATTAATTCAAGTCTATCAATTGTACTTGGAGAATTATTAGTTTCATCCATTACTACTTTAAAAGTATATAATCCTTCTCTTTGTTGAACAGTTTCTAAATAAGGATTTACTTGGGTTAAGAAATTATTTCTTGTTGCAATAGTATTTTGTTCAAATACTAAAGTATTTGCAATTTGTCCTATATGGGATTTAAGTTCAATTAATAATCTTCTAACCCCAATTCTATCTAAAGCAGTTGCTCTTTTTTGAAGATTCTTTTGACCATAAACTACAATTCCTTGTGAAGGGAAAGTATTAATAGGATTAATATTAGCTTCATATAAATCATTCTTTTGTCCCGATGTTAATTTTCTTTCTGCTTTAGTTACTTGACCTAATCCTCCTCTTGTTAATCCTGCAGGTGCTAACCAAGGATCTCCTGTCGCATCTGTATATGCAAATATTCCTGGTATAAATGTTGAAGCAGGTACAAATACTAATTGTGATGTATTTGGGTCTATCGTTTGTAGCCAAGGCCAGTAAGTAGCAACATAACTTGAATCAAATGCTGATGATTGTTGAATTACAGTATTTACTTGACTACCATAAGGAACTAAATCAATTATTGCTATTGAATCACCTCTTGATATTGAATTATTAACTAATGATGTTAATCTTGATCCATGATCTTGTAATGAATAAACAAGTCCTGGAGCTGATATAACATTAAATTGGAACTCATCTACATTTCCTAATAATGAAATTGCATTATCATAATCTTCTGGGACTAAACCTTGTGTATCAGTATCATCAATTTGATTATAAAAATTAGCAGTTCTGTCAGAAGGAATATTTGACCCAACTGCTGAACCAAATGAACCGGAACTTACTATTGGTAAAGAACCTGTAAATTCATCTTTAGCTGTTCCATTATTATCAAAATATAATGGTGTTTTATAATCTACACTTTTAACTCTTACAAATCTTGAAATATTAGAATATGAACCTGAAGATTGGATATAATAATCCATACCATTATTTACTAAATTATCTGTTGAGTCCCCTATTACTTTTGAAATGTAATTAGAAGCATGAGGGTCTAAGGATATATTATTATAAGATTCTAATACTACTTTTTGAGTTTGGGTGTCATTTCCTCTTCTAATTAATAAACTAAAATTACCGGAACTTGTATTTACTGTAGCAATTTCCCATCTAACATTGTCTTGTGTTCCTAAAGTTAAAGCCCCATTACTTGTTTCAGTATCTCCTGAATTCATAATAATACCTTCTGATAATGTTTCTAATACAAATGAAGCACTTGTATTATAATAATTTGGTATTATACTACTGGTAGCAGGTGTAAATGAACCCGAAGTTACACGTGTTACTAATAATGAATTTCCACCATTTTGAAAATAATTATTAGCAGATATTGAGGTCAAATATGAGTAAGTATTTGAACCACTTTCTACTAAACCTCCAAATACTGTTGTAAATTCATTAAATGAAGTTACTATAGTGGGTAATTCAACCGGACCTTTTAAAGTAGGCCCTAATATTGCTGCTCCTACAGATACTGGAAGTTGTGATGTGGGGGATTGGTCATTCTCTCTAGTTAATATGCCTGGAGATAATAATATTGTTTCTGCCATTGTCTATATTTATATTTTGAATTTAATTTTGTTATAAATATTAAAAAAGAAATTCAAAGTCTATTTAGTTTTAACAAATTCACCTAATTCTAAATCTATTTGACCATTACCATATTTACCTTGTAATTCTTGGCCTATGGTATTATAACTATTTTTAATAGTAGCAAGTTGATTTTTAATATCAATTTTATTATTTTCTAGTTGGATTGAATTATATTCAATTTCCCCTAAATTATAAATAAGATTTCTTTCTTTTTCTTGTAACTCTTTAAGAGATTTAATCTCTTCTTTTAATAACTTAATTTTTGCCATTTTAATTTAATTTATTTAGTTTATAATAACTTGGTTTATGATAAATATTAATATACAAAAAAGATTTGACAAAGCCAAATCTTCTTATAAAGTATATAGTATTTTATTAATATTTTTTTGTTTTAGCTTCCTCTACTTAGTACTAACTAAGTATTATAGCCTCTTAAAAAAGTAGTAATATCTACTGCACCTATTGTTAAAAGCATTGGAGCATTACTTAATAGTCCACTTATA